CTTGTACTTGTGTGATTATATAATCTATTTTTTTACTTAACAACATCTGTTTTTCTTCTTCATCTAGAGAAACCATTTCAGTTGTTAATTTTAAACTTTTTATAAGTCCTTTTGTTTGTACATAATCACTTAAATAAAAAATTGAATTACTATTTGCAGGGTCGGTTGTATCGTACCCCCAAATACAATCTTTTAGATCTCTAAGTTTTATAACAATTTCTATTTCCTGACCTGTTATGGCACAAAGTGGTACAGCGAGTTCGGGATTATTATAAAAATAAAATGGTATATCAACAAAATATTTAGTATCAGAAGTTGCTAAACCTAGATACCCTGCAATTTTACGTTGTCTTACATTCGTACCTGAAAGTTCTAAAGGTGGTTTACCAATAAGTTTCGCCAGGTTATGTTGTTTTGTTTGTGTAACGTAATTATCTGAATATATAGCTAAGAAATCACTTGGTATACGCTGAATAACCTGACCACCTATCAGAATTTCAACATACTCAATCATGGCATGACCTATAGACTCAACGTATCCTATACCTTCGATACCACCTACTAAATTCTGTTGTATACTAGATAATTCAACTTTCATACTTACAGTTTTAAGGAGATCACCTTGGTTTTGTGGGATTGTACATCGAATAGTGTTTCCAAATTCTACTTCACCTTGAACGTCTAAATCAACAAAGAATGGTGCAAAATTGGTATGTTTTTGAAAATTCTTTATGAAATATGTATACTCGGGGTCGTCTGTAAAAAAAGCGTCCTGTGGACCAGATGTTTCTAATTGAACACGACCAGCCATTACTAGTATAACTGACTAAAATTTTAAACCCCCGAGGCCGCTGCTTATACGTAAAACGTTATAGTTTACAGCGTATACGTAAACTTTGTGTCCAAAACTCGCGTCTGGTGAATCAAGTTCAATATCTATCAAATTATGGGCTATTCTACTCATGTTGACTTGACCGGTAGGGTAATACGTTTCTGGTTTCAAAGAAAAACTATAGACGCCAAAGTTATTATCCGTTACCCCCGTATAATACTTTAATGGTTGTTCGTAACCGAGCATTAAATTATCTGCATCTATGATTATGTTATTGTTAAATTTCATGGTAACTTGTTTTATTGGTTCGTATTTGTATACGTCATCACTAACAGCTATAAAAAACATTTCCTTGACCGGGTTTTTAAAATTAAGCATACCAGATTTTTTAGATTCACCCGCTTTAAACTTGAATTGAGACAATTGGAGTTGAGTTATAACGTATTCTACAGGGCGTGTAAGTAAGAAATTCTTTTCATGTTCTGTAATAAAAAAGAAATCTGTTACAAGTGAAACCTTTTTAATCGAAGACAAAACACTCGACGGTGGATCAGATACACCACCACCTGTTCTCGTGTATGATAATGTGACGTCTTCAACTTTTTTAAACTTTATACGTATTTCTACCAGTTGTTTTGTTAAGGCACATACAGGTATAGCTAAACTCGGGTTTCTAAAGAAATAAAAGGGTAAGAATACACTATAATCCCAATCGTACGTCACGTCTATGTAATTACCGTGTCCCGTTAGGAAATAGAGGGTTTGATCAATATCATCTTTATTACTGTGTATCTGATCATACATGTAAATATAATCACCCGTTATTCTCTCTATGGTTTGACCACCAATAATGAGATCAGCGTGTTCTATTATTTGTGCACCTATAGATTCGCGGTATCTTATATCATAACCTGAATCGGCTGTACCAGTTGGTTGTGGTAAAGTGAATTTAAGCATTGTACTTCGAATAAGATCCCCTTTGTTTTTTGGGATACGACATTCTATCAGCGTATCATAATCAATATCACCATCAAAAGGTGTTTCAATAGATTCAATTGAAAATTTAGTATGTCTCTTAAAATTCATAAGGAAATACGAAAACTCGGGTTCCCCAGTAAGCCATTGGTCCTGGATACCCGTGATAGCAAGGTTTAATCGACCAGCCATTCTTACTTTACGTGAGTAAAATTTTATTAAATAAAACGACACGATATTATAGATGAATCTTCAGTTGAGAAAATTTAAACCTGAAAACATGGCAGATGACAAAGTATGTGTTTTTATAGGTAAACGTAATACGGGTAAATCTACCCTTGTTACTGATATTCTATATCATAAAAAACATTTACCAGCGGGTATAGTTTTATCAGCAACGGAAGAAGTACCAGATTTATTCATATACGGTGATTACGACAGAGAAGCTATTGAACGTGTAATGGATAGACAAAAGAGATTAGTTGGTGCGGGTAAAAAAAATTGTGGAGCCTTTCTTCTTTTAGATGACTGTATGTATGATTCTAAGTTTATGAAAGATACATGTATTCGTCAATGTTTTATGAATGGTCGTCATTGGAAGATATTTTTCATGTTAACCATGCAGTACTGTATGGATTTACCACCCGCACTCAGGGCAAATATAGATTATATTTTCATTTTACGTGTAAATATTATTCAAAATAGGGAAAAATTGTTTAAAAACTTTTTTGGTATTTTTCCATCCTTTGAGATGTTTAATAAGGTTATGGATTCGTGTACGGAAAATTACGAATGTTTGGTATTGGATAATACTTCTAAAAGTAATAAAATAGAAGATTGTGTTTTTTGGTATAAAGCAACACTTCGTAAAAATTTCAGGGTTGGTGCACCAGAGTACTGGCAAACACATAAAAAGATGTTTAATCCGAAACATGGAAACATGAAAATGGGTGACCCAAATTCAGTTAAAAAGAATACACCATTTAAAGTTACGAAAAGGAAATGATAAGATCAATTGCTAAACGACTGTATACACCTATAAAAAATACCAACACTGTAGTGTATCCAGCTTATAATGAATTTAAACCAGATGATAGTGATGATGGGTACCGTGTTATAATTGATATATGTCATCATACTAAAACTGTTTATATAGATAATGATATGTGTGATTACGATAAATTAAACGATTTACCCAGAATCATAAAAACATTCGGGTGTTTGTATCCAAACTACACTCTTCAGGACAATAATGCGTAATCATTTAAAACCAAAAAACTATGTACATATAAATGGCGACAGACCTTAGAACGATGAATCTTTCAGACAATGGCGACGGTATGGTTTCCTTAAATGAAAATCAAGGGACATCGTTCGTGCCGAATATTCCCCCTGAAAAAAATGTGAGTGAAAATAAACAGACAATGGACTCTACTTCGATTTCCGATATTATGGGCCAAGCCGAGGAACCACTCGAACCACCAATGATGAGCGCTGACCCAAGAATGTCACAAATGCATATGCAAGCTCCAATGATGATGGCACAACAACAACAACCAGTAGGACAACAAACGACTGAAAAAAAATCTGAATCTAAAAATCCATTCAACCTTACTGATGACCAGTTCGAAGCACTCATTGTAGCTGTGTGTGCTGCGGTGGCAATTAGTAAACCAGTTCAAGAAAAACTCGCAAACTTCGTCCCATCGTTTTTGAACGACCAAGGACACCGAAGTGCAATCGGCTTAGCGTCGACCGGTATGGTCGCGGCGGTCGCCTTTTACCTTGCAAGAAAATACGCTTAAATAGCATTATAATGTTTATACATTCTCTTTCCAAAAATTAAATAGGAAACGAGAAATCCGAACAGTAAACCAACTGCGCGAAGTCCTAAAACAGTACCAGTACTCTTCGTAGTTTTACCATAATCTCTAAAATCCTTTTCAAACCTTTTGTTTATTTGCGAAATACCCGCAACCATACCCATACCCAACAACGTCGATATCATTAAAAATGGACCATCTATAGCTAAACGCCCAATTATATTACCACCACGTGGTAATATCGTGATGACTAATGGTGTAACGACCATGATTATAAACATGTTTAACCATTTATCGTTTAAAAGTAGGGGAGCACTCGAAGACACGAGTAAAGTGTTCAGTAACAAATACGCTTTCATTAAATCACCAAACGATTGCATTTTATTAATACCAAACATTATTTATCCTGGACGTGTTTACCACAAAATTCAGTTTTTTGTGGTATTTCTCTGGTATATCCCTAAAGAAACGCATATTGTTTTAAGTTCATTAAATTTTTTCCAGAATTCTTTACTGTGTGAATATTCGTCAACCGTACAGTGTGCGAGTTCGTGTATTAAAACGTGGAATATTTCATTGGGTTTGCCATCTATACATATACCTATATCCTTACCTTTATTCACATTGTATCCTATATACCCATTCATACGCCTGTGTGCGGTAATCGGAATTTCTTTACGTAACATTTTGAATTTCTGATTATTAGTATCCTTAAGGTGTTCCCTGAGTGTCCTGTATTTTTCACGAACTTCAGATAATTCCCGTGGTTCCCTTGTGTTTATGAATAATAACACGTTTATGATAACTAGAATTATAGCGAGTATCATCTTATCATAAACATATAAAAAAATAGACGGGTTCACCTCTTATATACAAACTTAAATTTACTATACAAATCCGAAACCGGGTTCCCTTTAAGATCTTCCCATAATGTTAAAGTAAACCCCAAATCTTCCATACGCGTAAAAAACATATCCTTGTGTGCAATGGGTTCGACTTTTGGTCCGTCTGCATAATATGGTGTATCGGCTAAGTGTACGTATAACTTTTCCCCAAAGTTTCCTGAACTCGTATGTTTCATTAAAAAGTAGTTTCCTAACTCGTCTTTTACTGGTGTTTTCATGATAATCTTATCGGAATTCGGTATAATTCCTATGAATTGACCACCAGGTTTTATTCTATTTTTAATTGCTAATAAAGACGTCTCGAATAACTTGGGTGATTCGAATATATAGTGTAACGCAAAGTTATAACATACGACATCGTATTTTCTTTGTGGACACGCGAATATATCACCTTCGTAAAAGTTGACGCGTATTTTCATATTCTTGGCGCGCGACTTAGCCTCCTTAAGTGATTCTGGGTTTGGTTCACACATGCTTATATTAGCCCCTGTGTGTCGCCACTTTTGGAGATCTCCACCGAATCCACATCCTACATCCAAAATACTGTCGCCTTCGCGGGTAGCCGATTGGATGAGGAGACGCTTAGACTCGTTATGGTACTTACGTATCTCCTCCATTTATTTATATTCGTTTTTCCTTTTTAAATGTGGTTACTAAGGTTGAAAAACAATAAATATACATTAATAAAAAATATACTAAATGTAAAGCCTAAGTATAAGAGGCTTAAACAGAAGATACTATTTAATCATATAAAACAATGTCAACTCTTGAACAAGACTACACGACCGTTCCTGGTCAATTATATGCGTGTCTTTCCGTCATAGGACCAGAAGCACCCCAAAAGAACGATAAGTTTGGTATTAAGATCCGGGGTGCATTTAATTCCAGAGATGAGGCTGCATCGCACGCCAAGCGTCTTCAAAAAGAAGATGCGACGTTCGATATTTACGTCGTTGATCTGTATAAATGGTTGTTAATCCCACCCGATCCGACAAAGATCGAAGATGTTCATTATACGAACGAAAAGCTCGAAGAACTCATGTCGGGATACAAAGAAAATCAATCACAAGCGGCACAAATGTTTGCGGAACGTAAACGTGATATGATTGAAAGTGCGTCTACATTTGCGAAACCAGGTGATGAAAATTCCAAGTATTATACGAAACCAGATGAACCACCAATCAGTCACCCAGCCGAAGTTCTCGAACGTCTCCAAAAGGAAAAACCAGATACACCAATGGAGGAACTTGTTAAGGAAGCGGATACTATTGTTGCTGAGGAAATTGAAGAAAGAAAGGAAAAGCGTGAAGCCGAGGCTAAAGCGGCTCTCGAAAAAGAGGCGGTTGATAAAGGGTTTAATTCGGTTGAAGCAATGCAAAAGTTCAACAATGAAAAGTCTGAATCGTCTACGGAAGCTCAGGATACGAAAGGTGAAGGTGAAGTTGAGGAAGGTGAAGAGGTAGAATCTAAATAAATTTGTTATATAAATGTAAGAATGTTGAGTATTATACTAAATATAATCACCATAATTATTGTTTTAGCCATGGTCGGTTTATTTTTACGATTGTATGAAGATCGAAAAAGTAAATCGGGTACTGAAAATGTGAGTGCGTCTGATGTCGCACAAGATATACTAAAAGACCCACTGGTTGTAAGTCGTGCATATTTTACGGGATCTAAAATTGGTCCTATCGGTGATTTTGAAGGACAACAAACATCCTCTGAACATATGTGGGTTAGAGGTAAACCTATCCAGGTCTAAGAATGACTGGTTGCATGGTCTTACCCATAAAAAAACCCAAAATAAATGATACGAATATAATGATATACGCCGTTTTATCTAAATTTGTAAATATATCTTCTTTATGTGCTTGATGTGGATACGGTTCGTAATACGGTTGCGGTGGCGGAAAATAATACTGTTCGTTATTTTCCGGTTCTGATTTTGGTTCATCTAATTGATGATCTTCTTCTTCTTTACTCATGAAATCATCCGGATTATAGTTTATAGGTGTACCAACTTCAGCTTCCATTTATAAAATGTAAACCTATTTTTTTAAGCTCTATATTACTCAGCTTCTTCCTCTTCTTCCTCTTCGTCTACAACAAACCCTTTTAAATTACCGTTTTCGTCCATATCACTATCATCTTCTTCAAAATCATCCTCGTCATCTGTTTGAAGAAGATCAATATCACTTTCTATTTCCGATTCGGATTCAGTTTCATAATCATCATCAGAAAAATCATCTTCTGGGAGATCTTCGAGTGGGTCTAAGCGTTCTGGAACCTTTGAGACTCTCCCTGAACGTGTACGCGTAGAAACAATTGTTTTTGTCATTATAAAGTA